TTCATAATCGTCGAGAGCGTTTGCTTGCGCCGTGTCGCCGTTAAAGGTAATGCCTCCAGTCGAAAGGATTCGCATCCGCTCTGAACTACCAGCGGTGAAATACATAAAGTTATCTTTTGCACTAATTTCCATCTCATCATTGTCGACATAAATATGACCCTCTCTTGTCCCATTTACGCCAAAAGCGACAGCAGAAGAACCTGTGTGATTCAAAGAGAGTGTTCTTCTTGTCGAGTTTTCTAAAAGGTTTGATGTAGTTCCAATGCCAACATTTCCCGAGCTGTCGATAACCATCGAATTAACATAATCTGACCCTGAGTAATGCTGAATTTTGAAATTTCCAGAAGTATCAGTAAGAAGTCTTTTTATATCAGCAGCATCATCACCTTGATCCGCAAAAAGCCTAATACTTGCTTCTTGACCTTCAGCGCCAGAAATTTTTAATTCAGCTGCTCCAGTAGCAGGTGAGATGTCTAAATTATGTGCAGGCGCCGTCGTTCCGATTCCAATATTGCCAGAAGGTAAGATAACAAGTTTATCTGAGTAACTACTCCCTGAAGTTTGGAACTTTAATGTTCCGCCGTCAAGGCCAATAAAACCTAATGTACTATCGTCTACATCTTCAATAGCTATAAATGAAGTCCCACCAGTACCAGAAAATTGAGCAACTGTACTCGTTCCTCTTACGTGTAAAGTCCTGCTTGGCGACGACGTTCCAATCCCAACATTGCCTGAGCTGTCGATACGAACGTGATTATTAAAATTAGTCGGCTGGTTAAATGTCCAGCAACCAGTGCTTTGCACCCAATTAATCGTCTTATCAGTTGCGCCTTTCAGCGTAATACCACCACCATCAGCTGTTGAATCGGTGGGAGTCGTTACAACTCCCATCTCAATGTTCTTGTCTTCCACCACCAAAGTGGTTGAATCAATCGTTGTTGTCGTTCCGTTTACAGTTAAATCGCCTTCAACCGTTACGCTGCTATCGAACGTTGCCGCACCAGTAACGTCCAGCGTTCCAGGGACATCGATGTTGCTCGTAAATTCAACGTCAGTTCCAGCCGCGTTGGTTTGCAGCAGTTGACGCGCACTGCCAGCCTCAATCTCAACAGATCGCCAAGCAGTGCCGTCGTAAACCTTCAATACATAATTTCCGCCCGTCGTATCCAACCATTGCTCACCAACTGTGTTGCCAGTTGCGCCACCACTAGCAGGACTAGCGTTTGGTGCGCCTGATCCGACATGAACCGGACCAACTTTTACCAGATTATTGCTGGCGTCACGGTAAAAAAGGCCCGTACTCGCAGCATTGAGGTTCAGCGCAAGCTGTCCGTCAGAAAGACCAATAGGATCCGGACGCTTGTTGGTGACAGAAGAACGCTTGTGCTGAAGAGCCATTCCTTAACGCCTAGAGGCCGGAACTTACCTTCAAATTATACGGAGCATTACCAAGTACTCAAAGCCACGCGCTTCCAGGTGTTGGTCGCCGTGCAGACGTAAATGTAGTTGGCATCCCAGCAGATTTCGCCCTGAACTCCGGTATCAGTGGCAGACGATGGAGTCCTAGACGTTCCAATCACAATGGAATCGCCTGTACTGCTCATCAAACTCTGCCAAGCACTACCGTTCCAAACGCGCGTTGCATTAGGAGTCGTTCCAGTGTCAAGCCATATCTCGCCAACAGCATTGCCCGTTGAACCCGCCGGAGAGCTGTTTGGCGCTGTAACGCCAACATGCACTGGACCAACCTTGACCAAGTTGTCGCTGCTGTCGCGAAAACAAAGAGAAGGACTGCTGGATTCGTAATTGATCGCCAACTGACCTTCGACCAAAACCAGAGGGTCAGGACGCTTATTTGCAGTAGACGAGCGCAGGTTTTGAATAGCCATCAGAAAGTTCCGTCGTCAGCAGAGGTTGCAACCGAAACGGGAACAAAGGCTGACCCGTTCCAAACGGTAAGCACATTAGAACTACTGTTCAAAAAGAATTGGCCTTCAAAATCACCCGATGCAGGAGTTGTGCTTTGAATAATGCACGTTGCCTGATTGGCCAAATTCGCGCCAGTGATCGTGTTAGCGCCAAGCCGAGCAGCATCTAACGTTCCAGAGGTCAGCAGTGCTGCGCTGTGGTTCGGAATGTCCGAATCAGCAAGAACATCGCCAGCTGTGACAACACCCTTAGTGTTGACAGTGACTTTTGCATAATTGCCAGCACTAACACCAGTTGTCGCAAGCTCAAGAGTGGAGCCAACACCTAATCCAAACTCACTGCCAATCGCAAGACCGCCAATGGCACTAGAGCTAGCAGTGCCGATAGACAGCACACCGCCAGCTGTAACCGCAAGCCCCGTACCAACACTGACAAGACCTAGTGCTGAAGTTGATGCCACCGGCAAATCACCGGCAGCAAGCGCCCTAGCACTAAGAATATGGCCAGTGCCGTTAAATGAAATCCAACCCAGATCAGCTGCAGTGACCGTGTCGGTGTGCGTCAGAACACCAGCAGCAAGCGACAATCCGCTGCCTGTTGGAACGGAAATCGCACCAAGATCTGATGTTGTTGCAGCAGGAAGATCAGCCGAAACCAGCGCACGAGCTGTAATCGCACCAGGAGTTGCACCAGTAGAAGGTCCCGCCAACAGGACATTCGGTGATGCGTCCTCAAGCTTTGAAACTTGAATTGCTGCAAGGGCACTTACTTCAGTATCAGTGATGCCGCCTGTAGGCACCAACGTTCCACCACTCAGCTGAGTGTTGGTGATTGAGCCAACTGCAATGTCTGTTGCATTGATCGAACCAGCTTCGATATGGACTTTGCCTCGGCTCGTTGCCGCTCCACTGATTTCACCAGCTGTAACCTCAGCTCTGGCAACGGCATCAGTCGCAAGCTGAGTCGCAGTAATGGTTGCGTCAGCAATTTGCGTTGCTGTCACGCTGTCGTCAACGAGCTTGTCGGCGTTAATCGACCCAGTCGTAAAGTGCGTGGCCGCAGCCTTTGCTAGCTCTTCGACCTTGATCTTTTTGTCGTCTTGAGACGAAACATCAACCAGCAGGGTCAGATCGTCTGCAGCAACAGAAGTCGCGAGGATCTCGACTAGATCTGTGACCTTGTAGTCAGCCATGGTCAGATGATCCCCCGATAAAGCCTACGGATTCGTCAGGCCAAGTCTACCAGCGCTATTCGTAAGGTTATAGGCCCCACTGGTTTGATTTATCAACTGATTCTGTAAAAGTGTCGGCTTTTGAATCCTTAGGTCGATATTGCCGGTTGTTACAAACTCAATCTGACTCTGAACAACACTTCCAGGCTCAAACGAAATCGCAACGTCTGTTACCAACGCATCGACTTCGTAGAAAACAATTTTTTCAGTTGAGTTAGGTTCTGGTTGTCGAATAATAAATTGCGCTTGAAAGCCGGATCCTTGCTGTTGGCGTAAAACAAGCTGGTGATAATAGTTGCTTGCTTCGATCTCAGCGTCGTTTCTGCAGATGTTTACTGTTGTCGCGTAGTCCCAAAACGCTGTCATTCTTCCAGAGCCGCTAATTAAGCTGCTAATACTCCGGCGCATGTTCTCACCCAACACAGTTACATCAACAACTTCGCGATCAGTGTTTAACTCATATGACTGTAACTGACCAAAACACCTATAAGTGTTGTTCTTTAAAACCGCTTTTACTTTGTAAGCAGATGATGGAGCGACTAAAACAGCAGCTTCAGTAGTTACGCCGTTGATTGCTTTTGTCAAAGTATCGTACAAACGAACTCCGCCTTGCTCGTCAACATTGGCGTACCACTCCGCCTGTGGTGACGCCGCTCCACCCGGAAAGCTGCTGGCGGCAACAAAGTCAAGATTGCTTGTGCTATTAGCTCCGGCAGCCGTAAGACGTGTGAACTCAACCAAGTCACCCGTCATAAACTCGCTATTTCCAAAGTCAAAGTTCAAACGACGAGCTGTTATATTCACGTCCGCAGGATCAACCTGCGTGATCAAGCCCTCTTCAACGCCAGTGCGCTTGAAAACAACAAACCCAGAGTTGCCGAGATAAATTGCCATTACGCAGCCAGCGAAGCATCCTGAAGAGCTTCCGTTCCAGTGAACGAAATCTCGGCTGTCACGATCTCACCAACAGTTGCCGAAATGCTTGCTGAAGTAATCACTACCTTTAATTTGACTTGACGAGCAGGAAGCTCCTGCAAACGAAGCGTAAGACTATGTTGCGGACTACTATCTGGAGCGCCTCTTCGGATCACCTCTTCAAGCAGATCTTTGCCGTCTAAGTTGCTGTTGGAATCAATGTAGTAATAGAGAGTCGCCGTTCCACTGAACGATTGGATCCCGGCAATGTATTCCCGCGCATGGTCGCCCAACGTTGTCGTTTCCAGCGTTGAAACCTGTGCGTTCAGAGACCACGAAGAAATCTTGGCCGTCTGGGTGCTGTCAACCAGAAAAGCGCCGTTCGTGCCAGTGAAATACTTTGCCATGACACAAGTTTAGCTAGTGACGGCTACCAAGCTTACGGTAACAGTATGGATGTTATTTTTAACAGACACAATCCTAGGAGAACTCCTGTAACGCCACTTGTTAACGTAAGTACCAAAAGAATTTGCCATTCCTGCAAACGCTTGACTAGGCAGCGGAAAAGCCTCAAAAGTTCCCTTGACACTCACGTGGTGGTTATCGAAAAGACGAGCCTCTGTTTCTGTGATATTCGCGTAGGTCAGTTCTAGCTGCTGGCTGATGACCAACGAACCAAACAAAATACGAGTTTCGACGCCACTTGCAGCGGTGAATGCGCTTTGGCCCGCTTGACCCAACGTATGAGTTCGGCTAGTTGGCTCCAACGTTGGATAGCTCATGGCATTCTGGGATAAGTAGCACCGCTGAAGACAGCAGCTGACGTTCCAGGGGGCATATAGACCGCTCGAACATCAAGCAGTCCGTCTTCACGATAGGTGGTGCTGGTCACTTGGTACTGGTCTTGGTTCGCATAGGTCTTGCCGCTGCTGGTTGAAACAGAAAAATCAAACTTAAACAACCGACCAGGCGAAAGATCCACAGAACTCTTGGCACAGGTGAAACTGGCAGTTCGATCCTGCTTCAACCTCATTGCAAGCATGAAACGCGCTGCTGCTTCCGCATGAGCTTCAGACGTGCAGAATCCAGACAAGTCATACGTCAGCCTGTTGGCACCCTCATAGCCTGAAGGCGCGACAGTCACAGTTTCGTTGACGCCAGGCATGAACTTATCCTGCCTCCTCCAGATCACGGTCACAAACGCCTTGTCTCGTTCGATTAGTGGCGCGTAGTCAATACGGAAAGATGCTGCATCAATAATATCTCCGGCAACAACCTGTCCAGAAGCTGCCGTATCTACATTAGTTGCAGAGTCCAGAAGCGCAGGAAACAGGCTATAAAGACCGTTACGAATACCAAAACGAAGACAGAAAAATTTGGCGTGCTCGCTAATAAACTCATGAATTCCACTGAAGTCATAGATAACACCGTCAAAATAGAGCCCCTTACTGTCAGTGAATTTAATTGCGTCCAAGAAAGACGTAGTGTCAATCTGAGTTCGCTTGACCGGACCAGCAGAATAATTGTTTGTTATGAGCTTGGTGCTTGGGTAATTTGTAAGCAAGTGATAGCAAAGATCAGGAAAATGGCTTGACGTACCAGTCGTTAAATCTGTTTTCTGGATTTGTACGCCGTTTTCGTAATATGCGTTGAATTGCCCAAGGCTTGATACTTCTTTGCCAGCTCGTAACGTTAAAACCCCTGTTGACATAAATGGGTAATCAACTTGATCTACAATCCCTTCGTTGATGTACGAAATGCCAATTCGAAAATCTGTTGTTTGATCATCAAGTTTAACTTCGTTGGTTACTTGCTCATAAAAACCAGAATAAATTAATTTAAACCCGTCGTTTCCATCCAAAACGAATTCGTTATTTGTGCTGGGGTACAAAACCGGGATTTTTTGGGCTGCATTATTAGTAGATGACTTTATCCCAAGCTCCCACTTGAAAAACCTATATTGCAGATCTAATTGGACCTGCACGGGAATCATTGGCTTAAATTTGTACTCATATGCTTCTGAATAAGGGTGACGAATACGTAGATCAGCAAAAACTGTTGCAGTGTTTGGGTTAATCAGACAAAACGGCTTGTCAAGAACAGGACGCCATCCATTATTTGCAGCGTCAATCTCTCGATAATACAGTTTAAAAAACAATTTTGGAACTCTCGTGTCATCCAGTATGCTGGAATCCACGGTTAGTCCGCAGGGACCCAGTTCACCCGTCTCGTCATACAACGCCGAAGAAAATTGTCCGTCTGTTCTTGTCCAATTAGCCTTGCCTGAATCGATAAACCCTTCCGAAGGGTCCGGCAAAAACTCTGTTACAGCCAGTGAATAAATTCTTGATGTGGTTCTGTCTGTTCTTATAAACAGAACATTGGCCTCTGACCCGAAAGTTGCTAAAAATTTACCGTATATCTTGGCAATATCTTCGGCAGGAAAAAGTCCGTAATAACCTCTATACAAAGCGTAAAAAGCAATTTCTGGAGATATAACTTGAATCGGATCGTTCACATCAAATAAACCTGGCCCCCCACGGCGTCGACTCTGAACCCGTCCTATTTGACCAATAAACGGCAATCCCGATTCTGAATCCCAACTACCGCCTGGGTAAAGCTCATCAACCGATAAAAAACCAAACCGTTCTGCGCTATGCTTCCATTTGCTACCAATCGGCACCGTTCCAGTCTCCTCTGTCGCCCCAGGAGTAATGCGAGGCATGTCTACTGCAAAACCGAACTCCGTAGTGTCGGCTTTGCGAGTGTTGCTAATTGATGCGTTAATCGGATTAAACTTAACGTGCGGCGCTTTTGTCGGATAAGGCAATAAATTGCTAAATTCTGAATCTCTTGAAGTGTCGCAATCAGGCTCTTCTCCTTCCAACCCAAAACTCTTGTCAGGATTAAACGATTGAGAAAAACCCCGCTCTTGTTTCTTGTCAGCCGCTTGAATTGTAAAATACTCTTCGTTTCCGGTCAGAGTGCTAGCAATACTGGGCCAATTTCCAGCGTGGGTCGTATTTGTATAAGTTGGATCGTTTGCAACATTTTGCCCATTATTAAAAGCAAGTTCGTAAAACTCAGGCTGAATTGAATGTATTAAATCACTGCCATTCCTAACTCCCTTTTCTGGGGGCGAATCAAAACGCCCTTCACCCATAACAAAGCCGACACGAGCCCATTGATACGTTCCAGCGCTATGCATACGCTGGTAAATCATTAAGGGCATATGCGTGAATCCGCCAGCGCTGCTTGTTTTTTCCCCGAACGCAATCGGAATCGGCGTTCCAACCTCAGCCAAGTTCTGGGCAGAGCTGTTCAGCCCATACGTCGATACGTTTTGCGGCTGCAGTGTGGTCGGCTTTTCCGTGCGTCCCCCACTAGGACGCCTTGCACGAGGTGATCTGGGCAGATAGTAATTCGTCCCAGGTTTTCTACCGAACCAATCGAAATTCATTGGCCCGAGTTTTGGCATGGGCCTAGGTCTCATATCTCCCATGACTAGCGACCCGCTATAGGCAGTCTACCGGCTTCATTACTCTTCAGGCTACGGAAGGGCACCATGCCAGGTGCTTCATTGCTGCCCACTGGACGCAGTGGCGTCCCGACCTCCAAATTGATCACCGTAAGACTGTTCGATACAGCTGTAATAACCCCTGTAAACGTCCAATCCACAACATCAGACAAGTTTGGATCGCTTTTGTAGCCAGTCACAGTCGCCGTATAGGCTTCGGATGCCATGTTGTCCAATACGGCTGCATCAAACGTTCCAATAGGAAAGGTCAGTCCGATTGAACTGGTTTCGCCTTCTAAATTGTTCTCAAACGGCCCACAGACAAATGCGTGGAAGTTAGATGACAAGGCAGTAGCATTTCGAGCTACGAAGCTCAAAGCAGGTACTGAAAACTGATGGTGGTAAAACTGTGTGCTCATCAGCTCAACCTCGTGCTGCCGCCATAGACCTCAGAGCCTGATGACATCGCTGAAGCCACATTGCCAACAGCCTCATTCAAATCGGACACAGTCACATAGTCTTGACCGTCCATCTGCATTACCGGCCCGGTGCTGATATTAACTACCGCTCCAGAACGCTTTCTGCTTCCAGCGCTTGTTTCACCACTTCCTTCGACGACAGATTCACCGCGTGCACCTCTGGCATAACGCTTAATAGCGTTGCTCATCTTACTTTCTGGAATCACATATTCGTTTTCACCACCTTCACCGATCAATGCGTTGGTAGGCCTATCGACAAAACCGCCTTCTGAATACGGATTTGGAGGTGACAAAACCCCAATCTTCCGAAGCTGAGCAGCATCTGATCGGTACTGTTCACGAGCTCTTCTCTTTGCCAGCATTCCTTCCAGCTCGTACTGTCTATTAAGTGCCATTTTAAAGCGGGCATCAGAGAAGGGGTTACTAAAATTTGTCGGTCCCCTCAATGTTTTAGTGATCGCATTTATTGCAAGATTGTTTGAACTGCCAAGAGCTCTAAAAGCGTTAATTGCACCACCACCAGAAGAAGCCCTAGAGCTAGCGTTAGCAGCACGATTCATTGCATTTGCTGCTTTACCAGTCGCCCTTGCTGCTCGCTCTTGGTTAGATGCAAACCTAAGTGCTTCTATCGCAGCCACTCTTGTGGCTTGAGCGCCTCTAATTTGTTGATTGGCAACTTGCTGTGCAACTCTCACATTCAAGTTTGCAATTTGAAGAGCCTGCTTTTGAAGCTGAAGCGCTTGCTTGTCTGCCTCCGTCAGCGGGCCTTCAGCTTGCTTCCGCAAATTTGCAATTTGCAGCTCTTGTGTTGCCAAAGCAACCTGACGAGCCTTCAGCTCCGCCCGTTGCACTTCAGCTTGAATTTGCGCAAGCGTTTGTTGATAAATAAGATCAACTTGCTTTAACTCAAGCTGCAATACTTGATTCGTTTTGCCTTGTTGCTTGGCCCGCTGAATAAATAGTTTGTTAAGCTTAAGCTCTGCGCTGTAATTCGCTCCAGTCAGCTTATTGCGGCCTTCTAGGACTGCTGTTTCTTGCTTTAAACGCATCTTGGATTGATGCACAACGCCTTGCAGCGCATCCGCCTGGGCGGTATAGAAGTTGTGAACTCGTTCGGCTTCAACCGCAATTTCGGCCTCTACTTCTGCACGCCTAAGAGCATCGCTAGCGCTTCCAATTTTTTGCAACGCACTAAACTGCTTGTCAAAATCTTTTTCGTTTCGTGCCTTTGAAAATTCTCTTTGAGCTTGTGCAACTGCCAAACGCTCTTTGTCAACTTTTAGTAATGCCTTTGCCGTTGTACGCCTGACTTTATCCTCTTGGCTTGTCATTCTCATGATTTCAAGCTCACGCGCCAAAAGCACGTTGGACTCTTGGCGAGACCGTTTCAACCTGGCCACGTTTATCTGGTACTGATCCCTTTCTTTTTGAAGTTTGAGTTGATTTTCGTCAATTTGTTCACCAACTTTACTTAAAGCTTCAGCAAGCTTTTCAGCATTTTCCTTGCCGATTATGAATTGACCCATAAATTTTATTAGAGCACCTGTCTTTGTAAGGATTAAGTTAATTCCTTTAACAGCAAAAGCAACGCCAGACAAAAGTACTCCCAAAGCCGCCGCAAGCGGTGCTCCAATAATTCCTACAAGTCCTGATACCGTATTAACAATCTGAGTCCAGCCCTGCTGAAGAAGCTTCACTGCGTTATTGATGTCTTGCGCTGAATCGTTTGCAAGACCAGTCTGTCTTGTCACTTCTTCTTGAAGAAGCGCACGAGCGCGTTCTTTCTCGCCAATGCTATTTAAAAGATCTACTTGATAAGCCAAGTCAGTGCTGACTGAGCCTATAGCCTCTTGCAATGCACTTGCATCTATATCTTCAATCGCTTGACCAATCGCAGCGACTTTTTCAACGGCTTGGTCAAGTGCCTGACCAATAGCACTGCCGATAATTTGACCGCCAAAGCCTGCCCCCTTGTCAAATACCGCTCCAAGACCTCCACCAGCCACTGAGCCAGGGCCACCGCCAAACAACAGCGGAAAACCTACGCCCAGCTGAATGTTCTGAAGCTGCCTCTGCCTTGCACGCCCGGCTTTTACCTGCCCTCTACGCCGTCGAGTTGTGTTAGCCCGCCTAATGTCTTTCGCAGTTTTATCTAACCCTTCAAGCGCTGTAATCCACGAAGTTCGAGTGTTTAGTTGGGCTGTATTTATAGCATTTGCAGTTTGAGCTGCGTTTTTGAAGAAAGTGCTCCAAGAGGTTTGTGTGTTTGTCCGTGCAACACTTAAACTTTTTGCGGTTTGAGTTGCATCTTTGAAAAAGGTGTTCCAAGCGGTTCGTGTATTTGTGTTTGATACGCTGATGACCTTTGCGGTTTGAGCAAGCTCTTTTAACGTTTGCTGAAAAGCTGCAGGCGCATTGGCTCGCCGCTCCATCGCTGAGGACATCCTAGGGCCATAGTCTGCCGCTCTAAAACCTGTCGATCCTGGCCTGACTTTACGTGCGGCAGCAGCTTCAGTAGCTTTGACTTTGGTTAAAAGACGATTACGCTCCTCTAGCTCTGCGTTATACAGTTTTTCGGCCTGTATTAACTCATTTAAGGCTGTTCCGTAACTGCTACTGCCTCTAGCAGCGTCGTCAAAATTCTTACGAGCGTCTTTTAAAGCTTTTGATAAATTGGAAAAACTGGCGGGTATTGCTTGAGATATCTCAGATAACCCTTGGTTAATCGTATCAATACTTTTTCCCGTAGCTTTGATCTTGTTAGTAAGATCCTGTAACTGCTTAGCGCCTTTTACGGCTATCTGAATGTCAGATTGATAGCCCACAACGGTTTTACAGCACCTTGGCCATATCAGTCTACCTGCGCCTACGAGCGCTGGCGAACTGCTTTTCCTGATCTTCGTTTAGCACCTGGAAATAAGCGCTCCAGCCAACTACCTCTTCTGGTGTCATGGTTGCACGAAGCTCCGACAGACCCATGCCAAGCTCTTTGGCAACGCCAAACTGGAGCATCAACCAGTTGTCCTTTCGAAGCTCAGCACTCAGGATTTTGGGTCAATAGCTTCCTCTTCCTTGTCCGTCAAAATTGCCAGCATCAGTGACTGCAGATCGCTGTCCTTCACTTCATTCTTCAATACATCGATCTCGCCTGGAGCGAACAGGGCTTTACCCACTTCATCCTGCGCTTTGGCAATCAACAGCTGCAATGCAAAAGCATTGGCGTCATCCGATCCAGCACGCTTTTGAGCACGCTCACGCTCTGCCATCGTCAACGGCGTCATCCACATCTCAAACTCAGTGCCGTCTGAAAGCTCAACCGTTTTCTTAATCGGCTCCAGGTTTGCTGCTTTCTTGAGGCGATCAATGGCGCGGAGTGCCATGAATATTCAGTTGATTGTGCTAGTACAGTAGCATTAAAAAAGCCCCCGACAATGTCAGGGGCCTTGTCTTCAGATCGATTATCAGCTCTTGCTGAAGTCGAACGTAGGAGCAGAAGTTGGACGGAAGCTGATTGACACAGTCTGAGCATCATCAGGGCTAACTGAGTAGCTAGCTGAAGTCAGCACAGCTTCAACCTGAATGGAGCGGCTCTTCGTGTCGTCAACCGTACCAGAAGAAACAACCGTATCCATATACAGCTTGAAAGTTGCACCAGCTTGCTTGCGCTGGGTTACATCTTCAATCAGACGTGCGGTGATGCCGGTGTCATCATCCGTAAAGTACACATCGGCAGAGCCGGTGCCATCCGCAAAGCCGGAAATGAAGGTGCGGAACGGAGCAGTCTGACCAAGCGTTCCACCGATGCTCGTCACATCGATTTCTTCGCGAGTCACTTCAAATTCCCAGCTGCGGACGTTTGCCACAGACTGGAACGTCTCAAAGTTGACGGCAAAAACGTTGCTGCCGGTGATCGTGCCGTCGTCGGTAATCGTGATGGTTGAACCACCAGAAGTGGCAGACACCTGCAACACTCCGGTGGAAGCCGTGTAAGCGATCACAAAGAAATCAGTGCTAGCAGTGATACCACCAGGCAACGTGCCAGTACCGGTACCGCCAGAACCGTCTTCAACGGAAAACTGGACCTTGTCGCCTACCTTGAAGTTCAGGTAGGTGCCGACAGTGATCTGATCGTTAGAAACGTCAACATCAGCTTCCTTGAAGGTTGCTGACGTGCCAGCGGGCTTGTAATAAAGGGCTCCAGAGGTGCCCGAAAGGACGGTAGCCATTCGTAGAACGGGGAATGGTGGACTTTACGGGCGGAACCCGGACATATACAGCTTAGCGTGCAGGCAACAAAACATCTAACCGTGGTCTTCAGCAATAAAACCTGTATCTATACGTCCCACTAAATGTGGAGCGCCTTCAGTCGTTGAAAGCGTGGGTCCGTTTATCGCTCCAGAGCGTAGATAAATGCCTGTTGCCGCCCTTGTGGACGCACTAAGGTTTAATAGTGTAGTAACCGCCTCGTTAATCAAGGTTTGATTTCTTGCGGGGCCTTTACCTTTTTCCGTATAAACGCGGATGACAATACTGCCGCGAATTCGATCAAGGTTTCCTTCTAGCGTTTGCTCGGTTGTTAGGCCAAACTCGATTGAAACCTTGACATACTCAGTTGTTGTATTCGCTGGTGCAGCCGTGATGTTGTCAAAAAACACGGGCACTGCAGGACTCAACGCTCCAAATGCCGTCTGGATAGGGGATTCAACAGCGGCTCGAACCTCTTGGTATCTCATAATCGACGCAACATGTTATCCATCTCAATCGTGATGGCTTTGTCTAGCCTACCGCCTGTTACATACTTGGTGAACCAGTCTTCTGATGCAGTTCGAGAAGCCCTGCCCTCGCCGCCGCCGAAAATGTCATACCTAGGATGCCTTTCTGTAGGACGTTTTTGTCCAGACTGTTCCCACTTGCTTAAACCAAGCTGAGTCTGTGGCCTCTCAGTAGGTCGATAAAAATTGCTTTCAAGCAAGTCAGTTGCTTCACCTGCCCATCGACTGAAATTAGAAATTGTGTAGACAACTTTGTCTTTATTGAAAACTGTTTTAAAAGCCTGCCTGCCTGTCAGAAGAGGAATTTTTACAGAACGAGGCTCTCCTGGCTGTCCATCGCCACTATACGAACGCCCATCTAAAGTTTTTATCTGCCAAGAATTTGAAAAGCTGCCAGTCCAACTAGGGCCTTCTTGTTGCAATTCAGAAATCGCTCTGCGAGCTGCCGCCAAGGGACCATTCACAAAAGCTGAAGCGCCAATCATATCTAAATCTTCAGCTAATTTGTGAAAGTCGTTCCTGCGTGCCATCACTGCGGCCTCACGAATAAAACGTGCATCACGGGTTTTTCGCCCCGATACGTTGTCACGTTCAAAATCTTGGCTTCCCTTGTCGCACCAGCTTGCGTGTACTGAATACGATCAGCCTGCGTCGGATAATAACCGTCCAACTCAGACGCTCCAATCGTCAC